TTAGGTACTGCTCAAAACCTTCCAGTTCTTCTTGACTAATACTTGGCATTTTTATGCAACCCTTTCCGCTTAAGTCGAATTTAATAAATAAAAATTCAGAATATAGCTCTTTAATTTCGGGAAACATTTTTCTTACTGCAAGTGTGTACATCAAATCTTGCATATTATCTTCCAAATCTTTTCCTTTAAATACTTCCTTGCTTGATTTAAAGTCTCTAATAATTGCTTTATTACCATAAATAAAAAGTTTATCGATAAAACCTTTGATTTTGTAATTTAAGTTTTCATCTTTAACATCAAAGTCAAAATCTTTTTCTGAAAATTCTTGAGTTATTTTACCGAACTCATTTCCAAAAAAATCATAATTAAGACCATTTAGCGTCATGGTTTTGATTTGATTCATATTTGAATCATCTCCAACGCCCTCTTTTACAGCTAAATCTAAAACTAAATCTTTTACTTTTTTACTGGCAAAGATATCTTGCTTTTCGATAATTTTAGTGAATTCTTTTTTATTTTTTTTATCTCCTAGAAACTCGAATACTTCATGGCAAACAGTACCTCTGGAAGATCCGTCATTTCCGCGATCTGGAAGTTTGAGTTTATATTTAGCCCAATATAACCAAGAACATGATTGTGCTGTTTTGATTCTACTTGCTGATAATGTTACTCGCTCTGACATTTTTTAAGAAACTTATTTAGTTTAGCTTTATTAAATTCAGATTCATTTTGTTCAATTATTTTTAATATTTCTTCTTTAGTTAATGGATTTCTTTTATTCCATTCGCAAAACAATAGCGAATTATCACTAGACTGCATTTCTCCAAAATCATTTTTTAATGGAGGTTTTATTTTTAAAATATCTAAATCAAAATACGATGAAAGTTTGATCATTATTTTTACAGCCGCAATCAAACCTCTATTTTTATCAGACTCTAAATCATTATTTGTAGATATATAAATTGTATCTAAATTTTTTGATATTAAAAAATTTATCAAACTTGCGCTACAATCTAATCCAAATGTTACTAAATTGTTTGAAAAACCATTCTCTGTGAGAGCCATGCTGTCACCAATGCTTTCAACCAAAATAACTTCGCTATTTATTTCTGGAAAATCTGGAATCAAAGTGGGATAAACCCAATTGCTTTTCAATCCGATATGCTTCCATTTTGGTGAATCTGAACTTTCATCTATTTTTCTACCAGAGAATCCGTAGATTTGTTGGTTGGCATTATATATTGGAAATACTATCCTTCTGTACATCTTGCCTGCGGATGCTAGTCCACATTTGTACATTTTTTGAGTTTCTTCTCCTATTAATTTTTTATTATAAAAATCGTAATTAGGAAATAATTTCTTAAGACATTCGTCTGGATATATTCTTTCCATTTCTAGTTTTTCCTTTTTAACATATGTTTCATTTGGAACAAATGAGCTATCAATGTATTTCCTTATAACATTAGGGTCATTTGTATTTAAAGTAAGTTCTACCAGCCTCTTAAAGGGCATTGGAGCCTTATTCTCAACGAAGTCTCTCCATACTCCAGTATCCTTGTATATCATTAAGGAGAGTGGATTATTTCCATTCCTATAAGCTGCATTTGCTCTCCAATGATTACCAAAATCTTTTAAATTGTAACCAAGTTCTAATAAAGAAGATTCTATTTTAGTTTTCATCAAAATCTGGAATATTGTTTCTGTTAGTTGTTTCTAACTCTTCTTGACCATTTCTAAAAGCTACAATATCTCTGAGGTCTCCCTTTTCAGTAATATTGAAATTCTTAAATTCTAAATTAATAAAATTCTTGCGCAATGTATCTTCAACTAAGACTGGCTCAAGCGCTCCAGCAATATCAGATCCTAAATGCCTATGCTTAATTGGAATAAATTTATGCGTTCCAAATTGATCACCCTCTTCTTGGATTTCATCTAATGTCTTCTTTCTTAAGATAAACATATGAGAGCAGAATTGTATAATCCTATCTGATAGGGAAACGATACTCTCATCATCAATAATATTTGATGAATTTCTATTGTTGGTAATACCGCTTCTATTACTTTGGACACTAGTGATCATTGGGATGATTGGCTTGTTGTCTATAAGCATTTCCTTTTGAATACATTTTTTAAACTTGTCAACCATTTCTCCAACTAGTTGCCATTCATTTTTATCACTTCTCTCTGATGTAGTTTTGATATAGTCAAAACTGAAAAGCATTTTATTTCCCCTGCCAACAGTAGAATAGTAAAATCTTTTCAAAGTATTAATCATGGAATCTACATCCATGCCGCCAACATTATAGTAATGAAGTTTTAAATTTTTAATTTTTGGCCAAACGGATCTTACTTTATTTACAATATCAATTCCAGCTTTTCTCCAATTACCACTTTCCAATAGGTGCATTGGAACTCCGCTTAATGCAGCGCATTGCCTGAACATAAGCTCCTCTTTGCTCATTTCTCCATTGTCAAAATGCAAAACTGGAACATCGTACATTGCAGCTACTTTCGTCGCATAATCCATACAGAACTGAGTTTTGCCAACTCCAGATCTCGCAACGACAACCGTTATATTTCCAGGTCTACACAAGGAACCAAAGATATCATTAATCTTCTTATGTGGCCCCATCATTCCAAATTCATTAACTGGATTATTTCCAAGCCCTTCTATGACAAACTCCATGTCGTCATAGATATTCTCTGGAATATCCGCTCCAATTTCATAATGATTTATTTTAGAATTATATATTTTATCAGCAGTGCTCACTATGTCTAAGTAGGAACTTTCTGCTGGCATTGAGCGCATTCTTTTAGATACCTCTAGAGAGGATTCATGAATTTCTCTTCTTATGGTGTATTTCTTGAGTTCTTTAGCAGCTTTTACCGTAGAGTTATCAGAAAGTTTCCTCAATGAGAGAGATTTAATGTAATCAGCTACATTAATATTATCTTCAAATGAAAGACCTAAAGATTGAACTCTCTGTGCAATAATTACATCATCAATATCTTCAGCATTTTCAATCGCTTGTTTAATTATTGTAAAGATGGTTTTATTTAAACTCGTATCCTCGCAATAAAAATCTCTTTCATTGACAAAAGAACAAATGTCAATGAAAGAGTTTGGATTTTTTATTAGTCCAGCCAGTAATTGTTTTTCTAGCTCATAGGAATAGATCATTTCAGATTTTTAGCATATAATCAATCGCTTGTCAATCATCTTCTTCGTTTTCTTGAGAGAAATCGTCTTCACCAGACTGAATCAAATGAGCTTCCTGCTTTTGAGACATATAAATTTCTATTAATTTATTTATTGCAAATTCCGTAGCTTGAGAATCATATTTGTGCCTTATTTGACAGTTGCCCCCTTCGTCAATAAAACAAAGAAAGTATCCTTTATTTTTGTCTGATCCTCCAGTTAATTCATATATTTGATCCAAAAAAGAATCTGGTATTTCAAATTTTTGAAATTTTGGTTTTCTTTTTCTCATTTAATTAAATTACACATTAAAGAGCAACTCCAAATTTCTCAAAGAAAACTTTTGAAAGTTCGTCATTTGGATAAATTTCTACTAATTTAATTTCATTAAGTTCGCAAAATTCAATTTTTTTATAATCTCTCTTTATCTGATTTAAATAATTGATCCTATTTCCATGAAAGAATTTAACATATGTGAAATGTTGATGTCCTTGAACTTCAATAGCAACTCTTTTAGTGGCGTTAAAAAAATCTAATGTCAATCTCGTTCCTACAACTTTTAGCTCCTCAAATACAACATCTCCAGACCAGTATTTCTTCAAAAATTTTTTTGTTTCAAACTGAAACTTGCTTCTACTTTTTCCATCCCAATTTATGATATAAGATTTTGCATTACGCAAGCTTCTTTCTTTACCATCAAGAGTTTTGAATTTCATTTATACTTGTCTTGAAGTAGTTAATTAAAAATTTAATTAAACTTGGATTCTCTTCAATAAATTTGAATAATCCATTTTCTCCTTGGAAATTGGTAGGAATTTCTATATTTAAATCTTTAATTAGTTCTACAAAATCCTCTGATGGTTTTACCCATGCTCCAGATTTAACTACAAATTCCCAAGCGTAAAGTAGATCTACTAATTCTTTTTCTATCCAAATTGAAGTTCCATTTTTTCTACCATATCTGATTGGATACGGAATTTGTAAATTTGTTTTTTCGTTTGGAGATTTCTTAATAGTAACTTTTGCCCAATGCCCAATAACTGGATTTTTTTCAAGATCAATTCTTTTATTAGTTGAATCTTGAAGAATTAAATCTCCATTAAATCTTGGTTCAAATTCAAGAATCCAATTTGCAAAGTGTAGCAATGCATTTCCTCCAGTTGCTGAAGTCTGCCGAATGGGGGCTTTTGTATATGGATCTAGTTTAATATCTGCTCTTACTTGAGATACGAATACTGCCATATGTCCACGCTTTGCCAAAGCAATAGACATGCGCTTCATGAAATTAGCCGCAATCACAGCACCTCCAGCTACTTTGTTTGAATCTTCAAAGGTTTTATCCAAATCTCCTTTTGTAATTAATCCATCAACAGCATCGAGTAGGAAATAGTATTTTATTTCTTCTTCATTGTTTGCTACTAAATTTCTCATGGCATCAACTACCGTTTCGTAAATGTTGCTTTCAAAAACAAAGCAAGTTCCCACTTCCCAATTATCTGCACTTGTCGTGAATGAAACTCCAGATCTTTCTTTCATTTCGTTCGAAAGGCGACCTTCCGCTTTAATATAAAAGCCTTTAGAATTCGGAACGGTTCGAAGAAAATTCTTCATTACTTCCAATGCCGCACTAGTCTTACCTCCTTCGTTTATGCCGCAAAATCTATGGAGGCCTGGACCAAATCCACCACCCAAATGGATATCCAATTGTAGCGACCCGCTAGATACTTTATAATCATTATCATCTTCAAAATTATAATGATCCTCTTTATTGTTCTTCAAAAATGAAGACAAAATATCTTTTGATGATACCAATTCTGATTCTTCTTTTTTTTTAGCCATTTAGAAATTTTTTAATTGTTTTGGGTTTTGTAACTAAATTAAAATCCTCTCCACTTTTGAAATTGGAAAGTTTTATTTCTTCGTATTTTGAGTCGTCAATTTTGTAATTAAAATCTCTAAATTTCCTATCAATCTCAGCTTTATACGACTCACATATAATAACAGCCATGCTGTCATATTTCTTAGGAAACTTCAAAACAGAAACAAACTCTTCCGAGTATCTCTCGATAAGAGAATTCAGAAGAGTCATTTCTTTCATGTAAAAAAGGCGAGAGCCTTTTGGAGGTACATTTACAAATTTCCTAAGTAAAAGCTTTTTGTTAACTTTTGACTTAGTTTTTTTAGGTGGCATCACCTAGGATAGTATCATACTATCTACTATTGTCAAGATCATTAAGAGTCATTTTCTCAACAAGTTTTTCAAATGATGTCTCCAATCTCCATCCAAGTTCTTTTTGAGCTTCCGTTGAATCTCCCCAAAGCAAATCTACTTCTGCTGGTCTATAGAATTTTGGATTAACCTTCATTAATACAGGTTCATCTTCATAGAAGAATTTTTCTGTTTTATATTTTGATAATACAAATTTTTCATTAATACCCTCACCCTTCCACCTTCCTTCGATTCCAGCATACTTAAATGATAATTCAACAAACTCTTTAACAGTATGAGTTTCATTCGATGCTAATATATAATCTTTTGGTTTATCTTGATTTAGCATTAACCAAACTCCTTTCACAAAGTCTTCAGCATCACTCCAATCTCTTTTAGAATAAATATTACCTAATTCTAATGGTTGATATTCAGTATCATATTTAATAGCGTTTGCTATTTTTGCAACATGTTTTGTAATTTTTCTAGTTACGAATTCTTCTCCTCTTCGCGTTCCTTCGTGATTAAAAAGAATACCTTGAACGCAATATAAATTGTATGACTCTCTATATACTTTAATCAAGTGATGAGCGGCACATTTTGATGCGCCATAAGGGGATCTTGGCTTGAATGGATGTTTTAAATCTTGAGGCC